CCCTTTCGCCGCCGGTCATGGTCGCCCTGTCGCCGCCGGTCATGGTCGCCCTGTCGCCGCCGGTCATGGTCGCCCCGTAGCCGCCGGTCATGGTCGCCCCGTAGCCGCCGGTCATGGTCGCCCCGACAATGGAGCCATCGCCGCAGAGACTGCGGATTTTGTCGGTAGCGTTTTTTCGATCTCCCGCATAGATGACGCATCCGCGATCTGTTTTTATTTTGCCGCCGAGCTCGACGACCTCCCCATCGATGCGAACTACCAGCCAGACCGCATCCGGCTCCCATGACAGGAGAGACCCATCTCCGCAGCCGGACAGAAGGCCATGGAGCCCACCTCCGCACTCTGGTTTTGGCGACCAGTCCGGCGCGGCCACAGGCCCGCGACGAGGCCAGCGGAACCCACCATGAGAGGTCATATCAGCCGCGCATGTCCGCAGCATGTACTGTTTTTTCATTCCCGCGCCTCCCTCTCTGCGCGGATCGCCACAATGACATCCACAGCGGCGGGATCTATCTCTACCAGGTGGCCGCGCAAGCCGTATGGTTTCACGGTCAGCATTTCCGGCGGGATCACGCCGGCAGCGATCCAGTTGGTCACGGTCTGCGGGCTTACCCCGCAGGCGTCGGCAAATTGTTTTCTGGTCATTTGTTACCTCCGATCATTTCCAGCAGTCGCGAAACTGCCGGATCGTCTTCGTCCACTCCGTTTTCCCGCGCGATTCCGCGCCAGTGTTTCGCCCAGTAATCCCATGGGTGGCATTGGCAGCCGATGCGCAAAACGCGGAATGTGATATCGATCCTCGCCTCATCAGATCCGACCATGATGCCGGTTGCAACGAGATCCCCGTCCCCGGACCCGTCCCCGTCCCCGTACCCGGACCCGTCCCCGTCCCCGGACCCGTACCCGTACCCGTACCCGTCCCCGGACCCGTCCCAGGACATCAACATGACGGCCACGCCGCGATTGCGGCGGCGGCGCTATCTGAGCACCGCATCCACTGCCGCGTCGTGTGCGCTGCCACCGGGACGGTGGCCGTGATCCTTGTCGCCGTTTTGGGGCCATCGGATGCCAGCCCCATGAGCCCGCCGCACTCGGAGGACCACCACAGGATCATGCGGGCATCCGTCATCCGGCACTGCTCTCCGATGACTGGCTCGGTATCCACCCAGCCGAATACGACAGCACGGCCGGTCTCCCCGCCACAATTGATTACCGGGATCATTTTTGATTTCGTTTTCGTTCTGGTCATTATCACCCCTCCTGCGGCTGGGCCGCTTGTTATACCCGCCCGGGGATTTGAACCCCGGGAAATGCCGGTGCGGGTTAGTAGTTGTATTGTGGGGCAGATGATCGCGTCCGCCAATAGTCTCTACGATCCTCCGTGATTTCGGCATGTTGGGTAGTTTGGCGATCCCATCTGTCAATGGCGATATACAGCCGCTCGTCATGGCGGACAATAGACATTGCTCGTGCCTTCCCAGAAGAAACCAGCCTCATTGCCGTGGACTCTTTGATTGTCTTTTTCATTTCCATTTCCCTTTCTGTTCCGTTCGCGTTCATGCCTCTATACCTATGCATCCTCCATGCCAATCTGCTAAATCGCTAAAACCCAATAAAATCAAGGTGTAAGTATGTGTAGATACCTGTCCTACTGTAGTTCATACAGCACACATTGCCACTGGAAACAACCACTTTCTTCAATGATTACGCCGGTTTACGTGGTACGATATTACCATGACATCCATGTCATGCCATTGACAGATTTGTCATGTAGGCAGTTGTGGGCGTCGTAGTAACTACTACATCTATATAGGGGCATCCCAGTGCCGTCCAATCGACCCGATACATCTCATTATCTGTGGTCGATATTGCATATTCAGTCTACATGTAGTTAAATGTAGTCAACAATATCGGATGGCAAGGAATCACGTATGATTTTTCCGGGCAAATCATACATAAATCTGTACATAAAATCGTACGTAACCCATCGTCATACGATGTCCAATGATTTCAAGTACTTAGGTCCTATATTTATTATTAATTATTATTTATTTTTTATATATATAGGGGGATAAGGGGGGGGTACACAGCTCCCCCTCCCTCCCCGGAGATCCATCGTACGCTCATGCGCATGCCACGGGTTAGGCTAAAAAATGCATTTTTTGATGCATTTCGTTTGACGATTTCATGACTTAACTACATGATACTATTGCCAAATCGGGACACGTTTGGTTCCGTATAGAAACACGTACAGTTATATGTGTCTTATACGTACTGTATGCATCGGCACACAGTGTGGGATAACCTGTCGCACACGCAACCACATGTGGACTCCGTTCTGCGTGTAGGGAACTATCCCACAAAAAATGATGTGGCATGAAAAATAGTTCTTCCCACATGGCAGCACGTGTGCGATTCTGTAGTTACCGACGGACAGCACTGTGCCCCGTCGCCTCGATGGGCGACGTTTGTCCTACAGCCCGTCCAGCAAGCGCCAATCGGCATCAGCTACCCTTGTTGGACGGGCAGCCCCTCTAAAATTTGGACGCGCGCGTATACGTCTTACAAAAGGCACGTATGAAATACTCAACCCCACAGCAGCGCCACGCTGCCCTGCTAGAGCTCTTGTCGGGCCATATCGAATGGGCGCAGGAGATCCAGCGTGAACGCGATAGCAGACCCCTTATGTCTGTTCAGGCGGCAATGGAGTCCACCCTGCGCATGATCGAGGTGGAGCAGCACGCAATCAATCAGCACGAAGAGACTGCCGCCCGTATGGCCGGCTACAGCATCATGTTCCGTGATGCCGTGGATGGTGACAGTGAGCAGCCGCGTGCATGACATCGATCCTGAACGTTGATGACCCGTACGGTGCGCAACGGCATGAACCGCAGTGCAAGTACCTAGATGCTGCTCGGGCACGCCGTCGAGTGCATGAGCAGACTAAGGGCCGCTGCGGTATCCAGTCTCTCAACTACCGAGGCGGACGCGGTGCAGGCAAGACCACCGTGGGCATCCTCGATATGGTCAACGTTGCCCTGTGTGAGCTGCCTGGTACGCGATGGAGAACAGCGTGGACCGAGCCGACGCACGGAGACATCGACCGCATCCTGCTGAATGAGATGAGCAGGATAGTCCCGCGCGACCTGTGGAAAGTTGTTAACCGCTCGGGTGGTTATCGGTACATCGAGTGGGCATCAGGCCACACAACGGACCTGGTACCGCGCCACATAAGCAACAGCAATGCGCGGCCCGGACTGGGCGGGAATCTCGTTGGAGTATTCCACGATGAGCTCGCCTACGGTTTCGATGAGCAGAAAATTCTCGACATCGAGAACAGCATCCGGGCACCTGGCGCGCCGTTCCTGTTTACTGCATCGTTCAGCACGCCATGGCAAAATGGATACACGGTCTACATCCGGCGTCATGGATCGACGCTGATAGAGGCGAGTAGCTACGACAACCCGCACCTGTCGCGTGACGTGCTGGATAGCCGCGTGGCTGCGATGACGCCAGAGCAGGCGTCACAGGAGATATACGGCAAAGAGGTCGCGCTGTCAGGGCGGATCTGGAAATCGTTTGTCGAGGAGCCGTGGCCGCTGGGCAACATCGCAGAGGGGCTTGAGTGGTCGCCATCTCGACCGTGGTATCTGTCCGTTGACTTAGGCGTATCGCAATCGGCGGCCATCATCTGGCAGATGAGCGATAACGGCAGAGTGATGAACGCGGTCGAAGAGTGGACGCCGAATCAGATGGATTTCGAGCGGCTTCTAAAAAAGATTATCGACCGGTATTGCGACGGCAGCCCACGGCAGAACAAACCGCAGTATGTGTGGATCGGGCATGATGTCAGCAGCCCCAACAGTATCAGCGGGACAAGTGCAGCGACTGTGCTATCCAAGCTCGGATGGGATTGGACGTATCCGGCCGGCCCGTTGGCGAGTAAGGATCTACAGCGCTATCACGCGTCGTCGATGTTGCACCAGCGCAAGATCTGCATTGCAGCGAAACGCAATGACAGAGGCGAATGGGAGCAGACAGGCCTGCACGAGAATGCAGGCAAGGCGCGATGTCTGCTGCACGTCATGAGATACGACCAATATCCGAGTGACGGCAGCGATGATGTGTTCATCAAAGACAAAAAGCAAAATAAGAAGCACGCCCTCGAAGATGTCCGCGATTGTTTCCTGTACGCGGCGATCTGCAAATGGCATCCGGACCTGCAAAGGAAATGGTATCTAGATGTTTCTTGAGTACGAACCCAAGCGAAAAGTACATGCGAAGATCCCGCAGATAAATTCTGCGATGGTGATCACTGGCGTCATCGAGTGTGCAGACGCCGTGCTGTACTTGGATGGGAAGCAATACGACTATCTCATGCGCAAGATGGCGCAGCGGTATTGCGCAACCATCCGTCGTGGCGATTCGACTGGTGCGGATACGGATGATGAGATTGAGCTGTACTATGCTGACCCCAACATCGCGGCAGAGGCTGCGGTGCGGGCTGGCATGTTTGAGATCATAGATACAGGCGTTTTCACAAAGATCAATACTGAGATGGCGTCTCTTGCACCGTCGTCTGTATTTTCGTTTGTCACAGAGTCCGGTGAAGAGGCTACTGATTTTGCGGCAGAGATAGAGGCCGCAAGGCAAATAGGGCAATTCAATTCGCGGCTGCTGCGGGCAGAGCAGATAGCCTGCGCCTGTGGATGTTCTGCGATGCTCATCCAGATCATTGGTGGGCGTCTCAACTATCAGCCCATTGTTCCCACGTCGATCCGCTTTTTGTTTGCGCCCACGATTGTTGAAGACGATGAGGAGCGGCCTGCGGATAGTATGCTGATTGATGACGCGGTTGCTGTGATCATCCAGATGGAGTCTGAAAAGTTCTGTGCGTTATTCGGGCGGTCCGAAGAATACCCCAACGGCCGGCAGGTTGTTTACCGCACCACGCAATGGCAGGACATTCCGCAGATCATTGGTGCGGGCGACACCGTTGACGCAGACGGACAGCCGTACAATCCGTTGACCATGCTGCAGAATGTGACAGATGATTACTCGACTCCTGAGTATCCGGTGTCGCTGTGGTACGGCACAGGCCGGCAGATCGGAACAACGCTGCTTCCGTGCGATTTGAGCACGTGGAAGAACTCGGTAGAAGTCGATCTTGCTGCGTGCCGTGTGATGACGGCATCGCTTAAGAGTGCAACCGGCATGATCGTATTCTCCGCGCAGGCTGGGTCGTCTCCTGTCGCGCCTGAAAATGTTGGTGAAGGGCTCACAGCGCTGAAGCCTGGGCAATCGCTGAACGTCATCAACGTTCCGGCGATCAACAGCAAGTATGCAAGTGAATTTGTGCAGGACGTGTCCGCGATGATCACAGAGGCGAGTGGGGTGCCGTCGTATAAGTTGGGCATGTCGAAGATGACGTTGATCCCGTCTGGCGTTGCGTTGCGAGAGCTGGACAAACCAGCGGTAAAAAGTCGCGACCGCCGGCGCAGTCTGAACGATTCGAACATGGCGCGGATATTTGATATCGAGTGTTGTCTGGCGCGCATGGCGAGCGATGACTACAGCATCGGCGCTGGCATCACTCAGGTGTGGACCATCAAGGAAGAGACATACTATCAGGATGAGGCATCTCAGACTGTGGCGGACGTCGCGAAGTTGAATGACATGAAGGTGGTTGGCCGTCGCGAACTGTACCGAAAGTACAATGAGGGCGCGGACTCATTGACAGATGGACAGGTCGATGAGCGATTGCAGGCGTTGGATATACCAGAGGCTGCACCTGAGCCGGCGCTTGGTAGATTCGCGGCGTTGCGCTGATGTCCAGACTAAGCGAGTACGCGAAGTTCGCGGCTGGGCATATCCACGCGGTAGAGCAGATCGCGGTGGAGCACGCGCAGGAGATACGTGACCGGGTGCGGGTGCTGATGGACGATCCGATTGCACGCAACGATTATCTGACTGAGTGGTTTGTGCGGGACGGATTCGACAAGATGGCGGCGAGCACCGGCAACAGCGGTTTAGCGCGTGCCTATTGGTCGGCGGTGGCAGAGCTTGCGGATCGTCCGATGACAGAGCTGGCAGAAACGCCGGTAGAAAAGCGTGATGACATATGGAGTCAAGCCGCGTCGATCATTCTGGCAGTGAGTAAACTACAGGCGCGTATTGAGTCCAGCGTGGTGCAAGAGATCATGGCGCGGTCCATCGACGTTGCGGATGAGCGCAAGCGGGCCCTGGCGCGGTTGACGCCGGAAGAGATTGCGGCGAACGATTACTTGATCAAGGACGAATTGAGGGCGTTGAAGCATGGCGCGGTTCCGGCAGAATAAAGAGTATGGCCCTCGCGTGGTGGTGGACAAAAAGACGGGCATGCCGTCATTTATCAGCGTGCCAACGCCGGACTACCTGCGGACGATCAAGCCCAGCGATGAACGCGGGCTTGAAGAGATTCATCGGTATCTATCTGTGTACGGCCTCGACAACCCGCAGCAGTTGAGGGATTTCGAATCGCAGTACTTGCGGCGGTTTGGGATCACTCCGGAATCGCCGGAGTATGAAAAGGCGTACTCGGATCTTGCGGACACGTACAGTGACCGGGTGGCGGTATCAGAGGCGAGGCGCAATGCGCAGGTCACGGAAACCGTTGCCGGGTTGGACGGCGACATGCAAAAGCTGTGTGTGTACATCAACGATGGTCCGGACCCGTGCGACAGGTGCGCAGAGCTGAACGGCGAGGAGATGACCTACGCTGAATTCGTTGCGGCTGGTGCGTTGCCGGGAGATCGATGTCGTGGTGGTGATAACTGCATGTGCATCCTGCAACCGGTGGAGCGTGACGCATGACAGTACAGCAGGCAATGAGTGTGCAGGGGCTTGAGGATTTAGAGGATTTCATGCGTGCCGTCAGCATGGCCGGAGTGGCTCATGCATATGCGGAGTGGACAAGCGTATCGCGTAACCCTGCGACAGTAGCGAACGATGATCTGATTGACTATCTAGCAGAGGGCGGACGCGACATAAGGCCGTCTGACAAAGACGGCATCGACGCGACAAACGCATATGCGACAGAGGTATTGAAGCAGATTGACAACAATACCAAGCGCGCCTTTTTTAACGAGAAGCACGCGGCTGCGATTGCGTCCGGAACGAAAAAGGCCCGCACGGTCAAAGAGCTTGACGTCATTGTGAAGTCCGGCATCACCAACGGATTGCGCAAGGGGATCACGTTGCTGGCCGAACGCATGGCAGAGCGGGCAGCCAATCAGAAGAACACAGACGGCAGCCAAATGGATAAAGTATCCAAGGAGTATGCCGACAAACGCAAGAAGGATCACGGGATTGATCCTGGTGTCGTATACACTGCCACTGGGCAATTAGGCGATGCGCTGCTGGAACGGCGCTTCCGCATACATCTGGATAAGAAGCCGAACATTGTGCAGCGCATCAGGTTGCGTTCCGCCGCGAAGGGAAGAGGCGAGCGAACGAAGAACGCATTGCGCAGCAAGACGACAAGACGACGTAAGAAGTAATGCGCTCCTGTCGTGGACAGGCAAACCCACGTAAAGAAAGCGCACCTGCAACCCTACCGTTGGCCGCGTCAAGGCTGGAGAGCAGCATGGAAGAGAACAACAAGGATCTGGGCAAGGCAATCGAAACATCTATCGACACGGACGAAGGTGGCACGCTGTCCCGTGAGCAGTGGAACAAACGCGAACGAGCAATGGCAACGCAGATCACAGAGCTGCGAAATCAGATCGCGAAAATCGCGGATGAGAACGCTGCGAAGGAAAAGGCCGAGCTGGAACAGCAGCAGAAGTGGAAAGAGCTCGCCGAGAAGACGCGGCAGGAGCTCGAACAGTACAAGAGCGAATCCGAGAAGAGCAAAGCGGCCTTTGATGCAGAGCGGCTCTCCATGCGCATTGATGCGCAGTTGAAGGACGCTGGCGTACAGATCGAAGAACTGCGCGACGGAATCAGAAGCCGGTATCTTGCCACTGAAAACAGGCCGGAGATTGACGCGTTCATCACAGACCTGAAGCAGAAACGTCCAGAGCTGTTCGTCGCACCGCGAGGTGCGAATAGCGTTGGCGTCAAGGCTTCTGCGGTGGGCACGATCAATCAGTACAGCACGCTTACGGACGATCAAATCGAGCAGATGTTGAAGAGCACCGATCCGCAGGTCCGCAACGCAGCACACCGAGAGAACTTGATGCGCGCCGGGTTGGACCCCGGGCGCTATGGTGTGTAACGAAAGGGACAAACCATGGCCTATGATTTCAATGAAATCATTCAGCGACGCATCATGCCGACGCTGATTGATACTGTGTTTTACAAAGAGCTTGCGCTCCTGATGTCGCTCTTCACGAAGATGCCGAATCAGAGCGGGGATCGGATCACTGCTGGCATCCGCGCTGCGAACACCAGCAACAACGCTGCCTATGACAAGAGTTCGACCGACGTCAACTCTGCGACGCAGACCCTTGCAAAAGCGTATTGGACGAAAGCCCAGTACAACGGTTCTGCGGAAGTCTTCAACATCGACGTATACAACAACGGCGGCGGAGACATCGCGATTGACATGATGGCGGATGCGATCAAGCAGGAGCTTTCCGCAATGTCCAGTACAGTCTTTGACGCGTTCATGACGCGGCTTGCGGCTGACATTGACAGCTCTGGCACGGATTACAGTGATGCGAGTTTGTCGCGATCTACGTACAGCACTTTGGCATCGTATGAGGAAACGTCATCGGCAGCGCAGACATTAGCCCTTTGGAGGGGTTGCGTCGCTGCAATGCAGCTCAACAAAAATGTGTCTCGCGATGAGATCATCTGCCTGATGTGCGAGGATGTCATGGACACATTCTGGCCCTTGGCGGCTGCGACTCATACGCTGACCCATGATTCGGCTGGCACCTCGAATCAGGGCGCGTCTTACGGGTTTGCGCCCGTTGCGAAGTTCGACGGCATCCCGATCTACGTCCCGAAGGGGCAGACGTCGGGTACTGTGTTTTTCGCGCCGAAGCGCTCGCTCTGCTACGTCGAGAATATGCCCATGCGCACGGAAATCAAAAACAGCGAACGGGATAGCAAGCTGGTGCAGATTTATTACGGCATCACCCCGTTTGTGCTCTACCCGGGACTCTGCGCCAAGCAGACCGGTAAGAGCTGAGAGGAGGATCTAATGTCTGCTACAGTAACCAAAGTCAAACAGTCTCATCCCATTGGTGGACTCGGTGTGAAGACGATCTTCACGGTGCTGCTTGATACGTCCTTCGCCGCCGGTGGCGAACCAATCGATATCACGTCGTACTACAAGTATGTTTACGGTGGTGCGATCCTCGGTGTGCAGGCAAATGCGGACGCGGCGTACAAGTTCGGGATCGTGTATCCCGGCGCTACAACTGCGGTGACGTCCAGCAACGTATTGATCTCTGCCTATCAGAGCAATACGGGACTGGCTGCGCTTGATGAGGCCAACACGGTTGACCTGTCTGGCGTCGGCGAGCTCACGATTGAGATCACGGGCGCACCCGCGATTCAGACCAGTTGGGCATGACGTTCTGATTCTGGCGCACGGCAGGAGTGATCTTGCCGTGCGCACTTTTTAAAAACAACACCCCAGGAGGGAACCCATGAGTAAGAAGATCAATTATGCGAATATAGCAATGGCGTCAAACGTTGGTGGCGACAACCTCAGAACTACATTGGATGAACTGATTGCAGGGTATGACCTGCACGATCCGCCGTTTATCTCTGATGCGCTGGCGAAGATCAACAGCGGTGGATTCTACTTGTTGAAGCGTCTCGGTGAGATGTGGGAAGATCGCAATCTCAAACATCACGTTTGGATTATCAAAATCCTGTGTGATGAGTGGGGCAACACGCCGAAGGTGGGCGATGTCATCCGAAGGTACATATCGAGGAACCTTCGAAACTCGGATGGCAATTTGATCCTGAACAAGGATCGCAATGCATCGATTGCAGCTGGCACTGAGAGAGAAGATTTTTATTACAGCCGTGAATTTGTGGTTGATGAGAAGGGCTGTATCCGGTGTGAGTTCGACGATGCAATGTATTTCCTGAACGTGCACGGCATCCACAGCAGGAGCAAACGCGCGTTGAATCCGCAGTACACAAAGGCGAAGAGCCGTGAGCCTGTGGTGGATCGCAACGATGGACAGAGCAAGTACGTGTACTACCATCGGCACATGGAAGTGGACAAGGAACAATATGCGGCGCTGCCGTTGATCGGCGATGCCGTTGAAGAGAAGCCGCGCAGGCGTAGAAACAGAAACAACGAGTCTGCACCAGAAGACACCGGTGCGGAAATGACTCCTGATATGGAGTCAACGGAGTGACATCATGGCCATGGGCGCAATCAGAACATATGCATATGCGGCGAGCACGTCCGCGATTGACAAGGATTTTACTATCAGCTCACCGACTGGCGTTGATGGTCCTGACTTTGTGCTGCATTCCGTCACGGTGAATTTCAACACTGCGCCGGCCACGTCGGAGAACATTGTGATCAAGTCCATCGTAGGGACTGTCACGTCCACAGAGTTGACCATTGATCCGACGTTGTACGGGTACACCTCGTATGTGTTCGACTTCAACAAGGCGTATCAGCGTGGAACCGTAATCGGTGTGGACTACACGAACACGAATGGAAGGTCTGTCACTGTGCAGCTCACGTACCAGGAGAATGTGTAATGTCCACCATCCACGGGAACGGATATTTGATCGATCCTGAAAAGGCTTGGAAGTCGTACACCACAGCGGATGATACGACTACAACGTTGAACACTGAATATCCGAACGTCATTGTAAAAGGATCTGGCGTTAATCAATGGTATCAGTGTCCTTCGGCCGCTGCGCTGTCGAGCGGATATTTTCAGATCGTCAACGCGTCGTCTGATATCATTGGTGTCAAGAACAGTGACAGCACGTTGTGGCTTCGCGTGCTGCCGTCGCAGACCGCCGTGGTGTACCTCATCACTGGCGGCACCGCTGCTGGTACGTGGGGCGCAACGCTGACGAAGATAGAGAAAGATTATGGATTCGAAACAGAGGATGATTTTATCTGCGGAAGCACTGTCGCCGACTATAACAAGTCAGGCATGTACTGGGTGGCAAGTGGTACAGCAGCGACAGCGCGGCCTGTGACCGTTGCGTCTACCCACGGAGCAGCGACAGGGACGCAGGGCGTTTTTCAGATCGCTACAGGAACGGACACTACAGGCGGAGGATACATCACTCTATATTCCGGATCTTTAGAGGCCGGAAACGGAATGCCACTGCGATTCTACAAAGATCGGAACTATATCTCCGCAGCCGCGGACGAGACGAATGATTATATTCTGCGCCTTGGATTTGGCGATGCTGTCACTAACACGGATCCCACTGACGGCGCATGGCTGGCCTATGACCGCGCGAACCATGCGACGAACTGGCGGACCGGTGTCTCAGGCGGTGGTTCTGCGACAGTGGCTGACACAGCAACGGCTGTTCCGATTGCAACATTGTTTGATCTCAACATCGAGATTGCCAGTGATTCAAGCCGTGTCGACTACTGGGTTGATCGCACTCTGATTGCGACCGTAACAGGTGCTAACGTGCCAGCGGCAGGGGAACAGTTCGGCATGGTTGGAAGTCTCTTTAAAACTGCCGGTACGACATCGCGGACTTTCACGACTGACAGATCAGGTATCAGCGGCGCGCGTGCAACGAGAAGGGGACTGTGACATGAGCTACAAATCCACGACACTGGAAACGGCAATCACGGAAGAGGCGAAGGCCGACGCAAAGGCCGCCGACAAGCTCACGGCCAGCATAGACGCGGCGATCCTGAAATGCAAAGCGGCGAAAGCTGAGAAAGAGAAAGTACTTCGCGAAGATCAAATACGCGACGGGGTGCGGGAGGTCTGCGCGTTCGTTTCGAGGTGGGGCGCGAACCACGCGACGCCAGCCGAACTCGGCAAGGCCATCGGCTACACAGAGGCTTTCGTGGCAGGCGTGATCAAGGACATGGAGGCAGAATGAAAACTATCCTGTTGATTGCAGCGCTGGCAGTGGTCGGGTGTACCGTAGAGCATCAAGAGCCTGTTGATTGCAGCGGTGAAGCAGACTGTCAGCAGTACTATGTTGAACTGTGCGAAGAGGCAAACGATCTTGATCGAGAAAGGTGCGATGCTGTTTCTGTGGCATGGTGCGATCCCGACATCCATGGCGATACTCTCAATATGGAGATTCAACGCGTGGACGCATTGATCTCATGTCTACATGAAGAGTGCGAGTGCATCTATTCCAGGTGATGGACATCCCTAATCATGAAGTCGGCGTCATCATCGGCAACGGGCTATCCCGTGAGCGCATACCGCTTGAACCGCTGCGCCGGCTTGGCTACGTGGTTGCCTGCAATTGGATATACAGGGATTTTTATCCGGATGTCGTCGTGGCAATCGACAGCCCAACGCAATCGGAGTGCCTTGATAAGTGGGGCAAGTCCCCGCCGTTCAACCAGCTCAATCAAACAATCCAGCGGTCTCATGCGCTGTGGAACAAAGAGGTGCTCTGCAAGATCCCGTTCAACGATCCGCCGTTTTTCAATAACAGCGGGTTGTTCGGTGCGTGGTTTCTGTGCGAGCACGTCAAGGTCAAGCTCGTATACATGATCGGAATCGATTTCTTTCGGCCTGTCCCGGGACGACTGAACGAACGTGGCAAACCGACGAACGATATGTACAACGGGTTGAACACCATCAACGCTGGTGTCCATAAGTGTTGGGAAAAGATGACAGAGCTTTATCCAGACGTCCGCTTCGTCCGCGTCGGCTGGCTTCCGCCGACTGATATTGATTTTTACCGCGATGAGCTGACAAAGCGAATCGAATTAATAGGTGACATATGAGTACCAACGTGATCAAATACGGGGCGAAGACCCATGCCATGAAATTGGTGATGCCGGACTCATGGACCGTCACCGCATCCGTCAAATTGACGCTGACCGATTCCGACAGCGGGACCGCTCTGGTATCGGCAGCAACGGTAACACGGCTAACTGCCAATACGACAAGCGCTGCCGCGGTGGCCGGGGCGTACTCCGTGGTCGCCACCAATGCGCTCGGCGTAGGGGAGTCCCTCATCGAGGGCGCAACGGTCGCCATCGGGTCCACAGCAGCAGGATTTAACCGGTATACGGTCGATGGGTACGATGCCAGCACAAAGACCCTGACGCTGACCACGGGGCTTGTGGAGGCTGTAGCGAGCGGTGCCAACGTCTACTATCTGGACTGCACCTATACGCTTGACACGACCGGAGGCGGGACGGAAGGCACGCCGTCGACTACATGGGCGAGTGTCGAGCGGGTGCATGCCAAGTGGTACACCACAGCGTCTGACGTGCCTGTCACGGAGACGTACACGATCCTCAAATCCCGCTCCGAGCTGGCAGGGCTGGAGTTGGAATTCGCAGCGGCTTATCCGTCACTGTATGCCAACATACAGGACAACTTCGGCCGGTTCTCTACGCGCGCCCGCGAGCGGCTCCGGCAGTTGTTTGAGAGCAAGGGCAGGGACATCGAGAAGATCGTCGACACTGAATCTTACAAAGAGTTGATGCTGCTTGAAATCGCACTGCTTGCTGCGCGCGCTGGCGAGCTGGACGACGTGACGTACAATCGACTGCTGGCAGACCGGCAAGAGATGATGGACGTCATCGGCGCATTGCGCATCTGGATCGATGAGGACGAAGACGCAGCAGAGGACGACGAAGAGACGCAACCGGATCTGTCGTTTGGATATTCGCGGGGTCTGCGATGAGATTTGACTTGATGATGGTGGACGTCCTGAATCATCTGGCGCGGTGCGTGTACAACGTGACGCCGGCCGGTGAAGGGACAGCAGGGTGGAAGCGCTGGAACGATGAGAAGGATATGGTCGAGGCCGGCGACCGGGTGCGGCTGTTCGAAGTGCATCAATCGCGGGATGTGCCTGCCGAGCAGGTTACCATTGGCGCATCCACCACGGACTGGAACGTGCCAGTGGACATCGACATCTGCTACCACAAGAACGATGCACACACTGCGATCATGGTTCGCGATTATGATGGCATTCGCCGATCTGTTTTTTCGAGTGACACCAGTGGATTGACCGGCTTCAACTTCGTTCGATTTGAAGCAATGGAATTCATGGCCGGTCAAATGGAGGATTCGAAGGTGCGCTACATGCGCATGCATTTGATCATCCGCATGAGTGTGGAATCTGAAACGACATTATTGACCGGTCATATCTCCGGCTATGGAGTGGGGTACATCTAGATGGGCACAACTACCGGAAGCCTTGAATTGACATATCCGGCATCGCGTGGATTGTCCGTGACGTGGGCGGATTCCTACGAAACCAATCTGCAGACTATTGACACGAACGTAACGGAGTCTGTGGATTTTCACGATGGCAAGGGCACGCTCGCATCAACAGGCGCGACGGAAGCAGTGACGGCCGGGCATATCTACCTTGCCCCGCCTCCATTCTCGATGCTGTCGTCTGCGTTGCGAATGCAGAAGTTCACAGGGCAATCTGCGGAGGCTGCGATTCTTTTATCTGACAGTATCGGCTATGTTGTTTCTGTGTTCGGATATAACTATGCGACAGCTACAACGAAGAAATATCCAATAGGTTACAACGCGACAGGATACGAGTCCTATGTCGATACTGATATTGACGGGTCACTATTCCTTTACAGGGGAACGGCATATAACCAAGCAACTGATTCATACTCACTCATCGTGATCTATGAACCGTTGTCATAGGAGCAAACAGACATGACAGCATACAGCACTCAGGGGCAGCGATACGCATTCAAAAAACAGGCGTCCGGATTCGGGACGGCAGAGACGACCGGGCTGAAAGACTTCCGACCTGAAGGACAGCCCACGCAGAAGGCACCGGTCAAGGCCGCGGCTCAGCCTAACTGCCTCTATGCGAACGAGCACCAGAACACTAAGCCCATTGTCTATGACACGTCGCACAATGACGCGATGAAGATCGCTTGGTTGCTTCGGCAGGCGGCGGCAGCGGACGGCGAAAGTTCGACGGAATCGATCTTCGAATCTGGCGGGTATACGTGCACGAAGGCGGCTGATGATACGACCGTTGCGGTTTACACTTCCGACACTTCGTTCACCGCGACTGCTGACAAATTCGGCGTTGGCTACGGATGCAATGTTGAGCTTTCCGATGGTCGATGGTGGCCGATTGTATGCGCAGACTACAACACCGGCAACGCAATCGTCCCGGGCATGGCGCTTCCGTCAGCAACAGAGGCAAGCAAGGCTCTCAATGCTGCCCTGACTGTTACGCCAGGCGCAGCGGCTGAAATCACAGGTACCAACCTGCTGACCATCCACACCTATGTCAAGGCGTTGGACGGCACGGATCAAGAAATCATTGTCAATCAAGATTGTGCGATGGTGGGCCTCGACGACATCACCATTGAGCCGGGTGGCATGCTTGTGCTGTCGGCTACATTTGGCGCGTCGTCTGTGACTGAGAGCGCCGGTGCATCGGCGCTATCTGTCAACGACTTCGCAGACTATGATGGCGGAGTGCGTCATTGCGATGACGTGTTCTGTCAGTTCGCAGCGGCGAGCGCTGCCGGCGGTATCGCAGCCGCGTACCAGAACTTCCTCAAGGCGACCATCAAGATCCCAATTACGGCCGAACCGATCCCGGGCATGGGCAGCACGTCCACGGTCAACGGGGTTCAGGGCTGGATGAAAAAGGTCGCGCCGGCAGAGATCACGCTTGAGCTGTTGTACGACGCTGACAAGATGGACGATTGGAACGGCACGAATGCCAGCCGGTACATCGGGCTCGTGCGCGCAGGCGCAGCTGAGACGGATGCGTCGTGGGCGTTCATCGCGCCCAATGCGCACCTCACATCGATGGATGCGACCTATGCCGGTAACAATGAGTACCGCTGTACGGCCACCTACAAGACACGGCCTGCCGGATACAATTCCACGACTGCCACCGCAGACCAGGGTAATCAACCTTGGTACCTGATTGTCGGGGCACGCGGATGATTAAACGTAGAATCACAGAACAGCGGCGGGTGGTGTCCCACTTCGACGAAGCGCTTGCCCATGTACCTATGGACCAGCTGAAAGCGTATTCCAAGAGCCTTGATATTGAAGACCTTGGAGACCTGCGTGGATTGAAAGAACGGCCAACTGTGTTTACCGTGCGACCGCTCACGGTCAAGTACGAACACCTCGCGTTTGACATTCAGACCGGGATTGACTTCTGGGGGATCTTCTCTACGCATGTCACGGCGGTTACGGATCTTCCGTTCGAACTGACGTTCATCGATGACGTGATCAACGAGAAGCATCGGTCTGAATTTCCGCCGCGCATTGTACAGGACATTGCCAGCATTGTTGTCACGCTGTCGAACAACAATGGAGAGTCGATCCCTTTTACGCCGCCGGGCGGATTCTGGCGATTTGTGGGCGAAGCAAAATCCCGACGTGCGAGCGAGGCGGGGGCTGTCGCTTCGGCGGCTGTGGAGTCCAGCGCTTCTCAGTTGGCGAACGCCTTGACGGTTGCTACACCGACGAATACCGACTGCCCGTAGGCGATGAGCCATTGTGGCTGCGGTGTTGTCCTCATTGGTTGACCCGGCAACCTGCGATCATGGAATGCGGAGACGCGTACTACTGGACACAGAGCGGTAATCTGGCAGCTATCTACAACAGCGCGCGACCGATACCGGTAGCGCTCAAACATGCGGTGAAGGCTTTCGATGCAGGATACAACGACGCACAGCGAGAAATCAGAGAACGAGAGCAACGCGAGCGAAGTGGTTAAGCCGTATGCTGCTTTCTGTCTCGTGCTTCCTACTGCTGAATTTGACGACCTGACGAAATCCGTAATGGAGGAATGTCAGATCATTGCATCGCGGTTTGCTGATCGTGGTGTCACTCTCTCCTATAACGTGGCGTCCGCCACGGAAATTCCAATCCCGGAGATCGCACATGGCTGATGTAAACAAAGCAGTCCTGGTAACCTTTGGGGCGATAGGGCAGGAGAAGCTTGGTAAAGCTCTGTCGTCTACTGCTGCTAAGGTCGGCATTGTCATTGCAGCCGTTGCCATGCTGACCAAAAAGTTTCTTGAAGCCATGGACTCAGCACAGGATTTCAGGGGGATGGTTGAACGCACAACGCTTCCGATAGGCAAGTTGAATGCAGAAACCAAGGGACTGATTGATACCACAACCATGTATTCACAGGCTCTAAAATTGCAACAGGCAGACAGGAAATTGACGGCGGATGAACTAGCCGCAATTGGAAAAGCTGCTGTTGTAACAGGTCAAGCGTTGGGAGAAAACGGAGATCAGTTAACGGCGCGTTTTGTAGCATTGACAGATGCCGTGATTTCAGGACGTGAACGTGCTTTGCTTCCGTACGGAATAGAGCTGAAAGAAACGAGTGATAAGGCGGAGAAGGCTGCCGATGCAGTACGTCAGTTGAAGGAAAAATTCGGTGAAGCTACCGTCGCCGTTGAGGGATTCGACGATCAACTATACGCATTAAAGAATACCATCGGCACTGTGTTTGCTTTTGAATTCGCAGCAGCGACGAAAGACCTTGATGCTTTTCTGGGCAAGATGATCGGAGAGAACGGCGCTTCCGATGTCCTTAGGCAGTGGGAATATGATCTGACATCGACCAGTGGAAAGATGGCAGAGTTTTCAAGTGTTCTCGGCGACTCTATAACCATAGCCCTTGCGCATGATGAGCAGCTCTGGGACAACATTCGAACCGCTGAATCTTACGACAAGATTTTGAAAGACTTCATCCATACAGGGCAGTTGGATGAAGCGTTGACGCTCATGAGGGCGAAGGCATACAGACGACTTGCCGGACAGATGCGAATCAATATCGCACTGGCTGAATCGATGGGATCGAATCTTGCCAATCAGCTCGGTGGAAAAATGTTGATGGCGCAGAAGTCAGGCATGAGCGGTGCTGTGGCCGCTGCTGGCGCAAGTGTAAGCAGACCGCGCGGTGGTGGTAGAAGTGCTGCCGTATCTCCGATTGACGATCTGTTTAATGCTCCCATGCGCGAAACCGGCATTGACATCTTTGGCGATTCTGGAATTGATCCGCTTGAAATGGGATCTATTTTCGCTCCGGAAGGCACCGGTGCCTCCGCCGCTTCCGAGCAATATGCTGCCAGCCTTGCCGGACGTCAGGCCATGCTAGAGCAGCAGGCAGACATGGCCATTGAGGCGCAGCGCATTGAACAGGAGAACGCGCGCAGTCATGTTGCGATATTGTTGGGCATAGAAAAAGATTCAATGGCAGAACGTCAACGCATGTATGAGACGGATGCGGAGTATAGGGTCAACGCAAACTTTCAAGCGTTCCAATCCATGACATCTGCCGTCATGACATACGCAACATTGCAAGAGGCCAAAAGTGCGGAAGGCTTGGCAATGCAGAAGGCCGTATTGATTCCGGCGACAATCGCAAACGGAATTGCAGCAAGCATCGGTGCAATCCGTTCTGTGATGGTTTCTGGTATTCCGTTCCCTGCTTCGTTGATTACGGCCATCGCGGTATCTGGTTCTGTCATGGCAGCATCTGTGAAGGCGGCTGTTGACATCGGAAAGCAGAAACTCGGTGGTGTCTCTGCGCCTAGCAGTTCAATGGCTTCATCGTCCAGTTTCAACGCCGGCGGGCTTGGTGCAGCGCAAGGCGGAAGCGGGCAGACGATTGTCAATAACATCGTTGTCGACGGTCAGATTATTCATTCATCTCTGCTGAACGTAAACAGAAGGGCGTCGCAGGCTGGTTCTCCTGCGTTTGAAATGCGATGAGCGAACAACAGGCAATCTGTAAAGCGGTTGAAGTAGCTCTTACAGATACATTCATCATCGAAGAGGATGCAACCGGCGCATCTCAAACGATCAACCCGTCGCAGACTCTATTCCCGAACGTGCTCGCCCTGTGGTCTGACATCGTGAGTCAGATCACTCTTGCCAACACAACAGGGGCATTCAACTATTACGCGTTGTTGACCACACTGCAGACGCCATTGAAATGTTTGCTGGTAAGCACCGGCGACGACTTGATTTCTGCTACTGGCACACTTGCGGCCACATTCGGATTCACAGGATCTGAAACTCCCTTAACGCCAGTGTCCGGTACAATGATTGAAGCTACATATCGACCCAAACACATTTGGTTTCCGACTTACGTGTCGAGCGATAGCAATTGGTTTTCAGAAGATCCGGATGAGATGTTTTCAGGCACCATGGGGCAGGATGGAAACTTGTGCGGATTGGGATTCAACGCAAAGCAAAAGCGTAAATTTCAATGGCCTTGGGATCATGCGTACAATGCAATCAAGTATGCAAATAGCGCGACAGCATATCAGACGACGCGATGCTTCCAGCAGGTCATTCATGACGCAAGGGGAATGGCACTTGCGCAATCTGGAAGCAATAACCTGTATTGCAAGGGAGTCTACTACATCCATGACGTGGATGCATTGACCACCGCCAACAGCTCAAACACTGCTCTGCTGCCGACTACGTGGAATAGTGGAACTGTTGTAGGGACTTACGTTTTCTGTTCGCCCGGTGCGCCTGTCGTGGTTGGTGCTTCCACGGCTGAACTCCGCTCATACTACGACCTGGAACTTGAATTGACCGTTGGAACTGCACCATCGTGGGGTTGGGACATCACGCCGTCATGACGCTGAACAAAACACTGCTGTCAGGCAATACACCTAATGCCTACATCTGGCACGTCTGCGGGTATCCGTGGGCGATTACCAATTCAAACGCGTGCAAGACGTGGATTGATGGTGGTAGCGCCAACGCCATACAGATGCGCAAGTATTTGTTTGGTACAATAGAAAGTCTGTCAGGTGCATACTCCTCGAATTCCGTTACCGTTCTCACATCGCTGAATGACATCGGCGAATGGAAGGTTGACTACAACGAAGACAAAGGATTGAATTGTAGCCAATGGTCTGTCAGGATCGGAGGGCAGTATAATTTCAAATGGTCCTTTGGTGCATCGTTTGATCACTTTGGATTGATAGGTTTAGACTGGCAACCAAACCAGTACACGTCAGGCGCGGCTTGGTCTGTGGTCGGTGTTGACTTCGAACCTGATGCGACAACTTTTGAAGCCGATCTGTACTGGCCCATCAATAGAGATTTCGGATTGAAGACGTATATTGACAGCGCGTACAGCGGAGAAACGTTGACGTATGCGCGCTATCTGTGGACATCTCAGTCTTGCCTTGTTCCGATTGGTGCATCATCGACTGACGGCGATTACTACACTGTCACGTGTAGAGCGTGTCAGTTCAACACGCCACGCGAAGCGGTGCGGGCATCGGTTGAATACCAGAACGTTCTGATCACAAACTATCCGCAGGGCATGGCCGGAAACACGGCGCGTCTGTATGGCCTGCTGTTTGACGAAGCGGGAAACTTCATCGAGTAACCATGGCACTCACAAAACCAATATTGATGAACAGTGGTAAGGTGAAGAACAATCTATCCCGCGATGCCAAGGGAGAGTGGAATGTTTCTACCGGCGGATTCACTGAACAGTTCAACGTATCCGTTACACCACGAAGGTTTCGAGGGCAGTTGCATGGGTTCCATTTTTCCGCTTGCACCTTGAGCGAGGCCGATGGGATCTATGTCACCAGCCCTCCGCATCTGTGGTTGCTGATTGATGCGCTAGGAACTGGCGTCTCATTCGTTGGATATCATGCCAACCTGAACAGCGGAGATCCAATCCGATATGAAGATAGGACTACGCTTGATGAAGATGCGTTGACGCTGCTTAACACTATCGCACCGACTGGATACACGTTCACACGTGCAAGCGATGGCGACATTGTTTACGATGGCGGGACCGGTGCTGAAAACGTTCGCATCGGTGGCCTTCTCCCATGGGTTCTAGGGTGGGGTTATCTGTACAAGGATTCCGTTCCTGAACAGATCATCGAATGCCAGCGCTATGAATATCCGGGAACCAATAATTCTACTGCCAAGTGGTCATTCCCATATGCCAAGATGGCGAGGAGTTACACAAGCGGTGAGGTTGAAACTATCTATCCGCAGGGTGATATCTCAGATCCTAACTGGCTTTCGTCGTTTGTGTATATCCGCAAGGAAACGGATGCTTCACTCGATAGATACGAGTACCTGAAAAACAAATCTACTTTTACATATTTTTACCAGTTGGATTTATCAACGTGGTCATATGCTGAAGTGATGGGAGGCCGTGACCTACACAAGATACCCGAAGACAACGATGGTAATTTTAGATTGTACTATCAGCCGCTGAACGATGTTGAACCGAAGGTCGGTGATAAAGTTCGATTCGCAAGATCCACTCAGATGCATTTCTGGATCACGGCTACAGGTACAAGCACAAGCGGGATTGATTACATCACTGTCAAGGACAAAGAAAACAACGGCGATTACGTTGACCATGAGATCGCCAATATTCCGTATGTAATGGGATGGTGCACAGGATTCAAGGAAGAATTCGAAACTGAATCAGAGTGGACTCGGCAGCTTGATATACTTCTATTGGCTTCAAATTCTCAGGAAGAAATCGACGGGGTCTACTCTTCCATCACCGGCACGCAATACGACGATCCGAATGAGATCATAGACCCACGCGAGGCCGAGAGCAAAAATCTGAAAAAGCTACTTGGCGATTTCCTTGGCGACCACACGGAGAGCGCCGGTATACCGGGTACGATTCGGCAAACTACATTCTGGAATTGCTTCACACGTGAAGACGGCAGCTATGAATTGCTAGACCTTGATTCGCTGGAACGCATAGTCAAGGCGCGAGGGATAGAAGGACTCAGATATAAGCTCATCATCGATTACGGCGAAGACGAAAACGATATTGAAGCGCAAGAGATAAACGTATTTGAATTGCTGAACGGCATCTGTCAGACGTTCGGCGCGCGAATGGCGTGGCGATACAGCGAAACGAAACGGGCTTGGTTCGTCACGTTCGTTCCGTACTTTGGCGAATCTCTTGCACAGGTTGTCTTTGGTTCGCGCGTGATAACAGACAATGACCTATCGAAGCCGTTTGTTTCTGGCGTGGCTCCTGGTACATGGCGATACAAAGGCATTACGGCCACATACAAAAATCAAGACGATGTAGATATTGTGTTCAACGTCAAGCCGCGCGATGGTCGCTCTATCGCTGCGAATTCGGCGGAGATGTTGACCATATCTGATACGTTGACTGTCATTCCGCCTAAGCAACCTTGTTACAATCAGTTTACTAGATTGTTCTCGGATTACATGCAGGAATTTTCTGCGGAGACCTACACACATCATGCATCCCTGAAAATGACTAAGGCAGCCATGATTCCGGTAGGAATGGGGATTGCCTTGGAAAGTGACAGCATCATAACAAGGGAGACCGGTAGACCGTATGAATCAGCGATTGAATTGCTCACACCAAAACAGTACGCAACTGTCAATAGTGCACGTTACAAATGGGGACGTGCTCCAAGCCTTGACCTTGAAATGGTCACCAGCACCATAGAACGCAAGGGCATTGGGCCTGCGTTTTTTGTGGCCGCTGCCAACATAAGCAATACCAATGCAGTCTTGACAATTTCAGCCGTTACGGCAATTGGTTTGCCAGTGCCGGCAGGGTATGCAAGCGGTCTTCCGATCATCGGATATTTTGGCTGTTGGGATTTCGACGAAGCGGACGGAACAATCAAGGCGCGCAATTGTAGCTGTGGCAATTACGGCGTCACGATCTGGGAGCGCAACGCAACGCAAGTCACGAAGGTTGGCGCGTCAAGGAACTGTTGGGATGGTGTACTTGTTCAACCTACATCGACGAACGTTGCCAACGGCACATGCACAATATCATTGAATGGTGGTGTGGATACTAACTTCGATACTGTCAAGACTGCCGGAAAGGGCTTCATTGTCAAGTTCTCCGCCGTGGATGCGTCCACCATGCAGCCATGTCAATTGACATTGTACGGCCATTATGGAAGCTCTGCTAATAGGCTATCAACCACAGGCGGTGCAGCTACCGTATCGCCGATCATGATAGGCGGATGACATGACACTTTCTCAGACAACCGGTGCCATGCTGAAAAATGATGCATGGGAGGTGGCAGACCTTAACGCCGCTGACAGATTGCAGGCAAAGTGTAGTCATGTAATCGTTGCGCATCCGCAGTGTTCTCAATTCCAGTATGACGATGGTCGCGAAGACAACTATGGATTCCTTGTCAAGGATTTCGAGTTCTCAATTACAATGGCTGACCCGGCTACAGGTCAAACGCCGGATTCTATTTCCACAGTGGATGTGGAAAACAATGCAACAGGAATACTTGAATACACAATTCCTGATGATGATACACCAACATGGCACGACTCTGATACAGTCGAAGGATACGCCAACGGAACCAAGTTGAAGATCGGTGGATACAGTAACGATGACAATCCAATGATTGTAACACATACCCTGTGTTTTCAATTCGAGGATCTGTCAGGTGAAGAACCTGCCTTATGCGCATACAACTGGCAATATGGACCGGATAGCACGGAGGATGCCAACGACGCGACCTTTGAAATCGGAGCCGTTCATACACAAACGCCAACGGCTGATGACTGGGTTCCGTACGGTCCAGGCGAATCATGCAGTACATACGAAATGAAAACTTTGCTCTGTCACAATAACAACCGATTGAACTACAGAACCAACATGAAACAGTGTGTATTTGTCGGCTGGCAGGGGCAGCCTGTGTCATGACGACTTGGACATCTACAGCGCCAATGTGGTGCAATTACAACGCGCATACTATCGGAGCCGTTCCGTCTTCTGGCGTCATTGGTGCGGCTCATATGTCCATGTTGTACCATGTCAATTTTGCGCGCAGCGGGCAAATCATGAATTACATTGGGGGGGTCAGCCCTGTTGCTGCTTCACCTTCGAGCGACAATTATTTTTACGTTGCTTTTCCGCAGACGGCTCATCCGAATTCAACAAGTAAAAAGCGGTACTTTGTAATCCACTTCACCGCATACGATGATGCCGCAAGTACATCATGCACCGTCCAGATCAATGACAGCGGCGGAACACCAGTGGCAACTATCCCGGTCAGTACGTCAAAGACGAATGACATGGCAGAAGGTCCTAACGGAGCCAGCCTTTTCTATATGTGGTCGCAGGACTACGACGCCACACACGGCGATTGTGCCGGAGAAGGTTCACTTGCATACAATGTCTTCGTTGTGCACATCACAAACGTATTCATCGGAACGTTCAGCGCGTTTGAAGTTCAACCCAATGCATCAGTCATGAACACACTCACGGGGAGAGATTTCAAAATTCATCCCACTGCGTTGATGGGCGGTATGCCAGTGCGTGGATATACAGATCCAACAAACGGTCCGTTCAACGTTGGATCTCTATTCCAGAATCAACATTCAAGGGATGCCGGTTATGATTCGCTGGTGGCATCGTCGCGCCGTTGTCTGTTTGCGTGGTGCCATCCACAGGGACGTTACATCATAGGCGCAGGCGCAGCCGGTTATGATGATGTATTCGAGGATGAGATCGGTAACGCCATAACTTTCAAGGTTTTTCCACGAGAACTTCGCGACAGTAAAGCTTGTAAATTTGATCTTGCGCTTGTTGCCAGATCCGACACTGGAACAAAGATCAAGGTAACGGCAGTTGCATCATCGACGAGCGTTGAAATTAATCTTGATGCTTCATCAGATCCTAAATTGTATGTTTCCACAAATTGGGCGGCAACGACAGGTTTAGCATTTGAAACGATTAGAATCGAAGCATACGTTTCAAGCTCTGCAGCTGTCGAATTGAAATCATTACAACTGTTCGAATCGGAGACATTGACGCCATGACACTTGACCCATCATCGGCAATGCTGCGGGCCATCGAGGAAATGCAACGCACGGTCAACGGAGAATTTCGGACCATCCGCGAGAACGTGCAAGAGGTGTCCTTATCGGTGGCTGAGATCCATGGGGAGCTCAAGGCGATCCGCGCGGAGAAGCCCGGGCGCGATGAAATCAGCACGCTCATCAATACGGCTATTCAGGCGTGCCCGGGACAGCGCGTGCACCCGCGCGAACGAGGCGACATCAGTGGTACGCATCCGCGCCCTGCGATGATTTCCGGCGATGCCATTGCGAAGATCGTTCTCGCGTCAATTGCTCTGGCGACAACAGCGGTTGCCATTGTGGCGGCGGTGAAGGGATGAAAATCAAATCAATAGAGCGCACCGGTGATTTCCGGACGCTGCGCATTGAGCCGTGGAAGTATGAGGATCAAGGGATCATGTGGTGGCGGGAACGGCATCAGCTCCTGCCATCGCGAGAAGAGGCAGAGCAGATCGGCGACCTCGACCAGCTCCGTGTATTGCTGCTGGACATGGTGATCACCATTGTGCTGGAATCGTCTGAGTGGTTTCAATACAAGTTTCACGCTGGTTTCATGTGGGATCTTGCGAGCGTTCCGAAATTCGCACGGTGGGCAATCGACAATGACGACATCTACCTGATGGAGGCAGCGATTGTGCATGATGCGAATTTCAGCGCGCATTATTTCGGCGACGATCCGGAGGCCATCGAAAAAACGAATGAGCTATTCCGTCAGATGATCCGATATCGCGGGAAGAAAGTTCGCGCATGGTTGGCGCACAAGGCGGTCAACTCTGTCATCGGGCACGGCATCTATCAGCACATGCCGGAGCGCAGAGGGGACATGACCCGCCGCCTTGTCAATTTCGCGTCATCCCGGTAATGTCTTCAATGGTCTGCATGTCCATGACTGCCATGCGTGCAAGGTCGCAATTCTTCTGCATGATAGCCACCGTGCTTTCTGGCACCGGCGTCTTGATGAGCGAATACATCCGCACGATGTCAATGGCTGCCTGATAGACTGCTACCAGTTCGCGGTATTTTTCTATGGTCATCTCACCACCTCGCTGGTTTTCTCCGATGTTGCATCCGGCATTTCATTTTTGGCCTCCTGCTTCTGCGTGTGTTCTCGGAGTGCCAATATCTGATAACAACCAATGAATACATGCGTGACAATTGCAATACATTTCGCAATTACAAAATCGATCTTTTTCGTTTTCGCAAGTTCATCTATAATCAATTTCGCAATTCCAGAATCGATATTGAAACAGGTCATGCTTTTCATTCCTCCCATTCCTTTCCGCATTGTGCGCATTCGAGTTCCACGCGCGTTCCACATGGTTCTGCGATGTAGTATATCTTGACCGCACGAGATCCGCATTCACAACACGGCGGATCTGAGTACGTGATGCGAGGGTCAGTTGTGGCTTCGAAGTTCATGTCTCACCATCCTCGCATATATCTGGTTTGCGATTACGTCCCGGCCTGTTTCGCTGGCCATGTATTCGGCCTCAAAGCGATTCGTCATGAAGCCAACCTCGATGAGCACAGCAGGACACGGCACGTTCAAGACTGAAAACTTCGCTGTCTTGATTCCACGGCAAGCATCGGAAATCAGCGGTCCATCAAAGTCCTGCGCCATCTCCGGCGAATCGCGGTGGAATGTCACGGTGCCTTTTGCCGGCGTCCATCCTTGCCCGTGTGCAGCGTTCGCATGAATCGACAGCACCCGCACATTACGTGCATCCACGTGGGCACACATGCGATTGATGAACGCCTTGCGCCCTTTCAGTTGCACGTTGCCCCAGTAACAACGGCCATCGATGATAGGCACGGTGCAGTCCATTGACCACTTCACTCCGTCATATGGTGCCGGTTGCTGCATGAGCACCCTGAGACGCTCTGCAATCGCCCGGTTGAATTCCCCCTCATAGATACCAGGTGGCACCGATGGCGACCGTTTCCCATGCGTCACGTACTTCCCAGACGGGTCTATGCCACCGTGACCGGGATCGAGTATCCAGTAATAGCGGCTCATGGGGTTGCCTCATCAAAGATCATGGAAATGAATTCGCGAATATCTTGTCCACCCAGTGTTCTTGTTTTCTGCAAATCGATCTCCGCCTCCTGTTCCGGCGTTAGATCTATTTCGACTCTGCGATGTCGTACTGGTTCCTGCATTAAAATTAAAGGCGATGGGTCTGAAATTACGAATATTATTTTCATGGGATCACCTCTGCGAAATCGGCAGAGAATGCCCGGTCGTGGATTTCATAGATCGATCCATCCTCCCTGTAGTAAATTGTTGTTTTCCACCTTGGGTCCGGTAATGCTACTGTGACAGTGACGGCCTCTTTTTTCCCTTTCTCACCAATGCGCCGTTCCCATCTATCCATGGCCTCTTGATCCTGTGTCGTAGCAACAGGCCCCATCGCTCCGCAATCTTCACACAATACTCTTATCGATCCATCGTTTTCACGAAGAACAATCAGCGATACGCTTCCGCACCATGGGCATGGTTTCATTCCGTCACCTCATTCCCGTACGCGTCAAACCGTGGCCGCGTGTCGCGCTCCCACTGTTCGCAAACGATATTGCCTCCGATTGTGCCTTTTAAACTTGGCATGATTCCGCAATAGATATGAGACGAATCGGAATATACCCAGTGCTGACAATTCCCGCAGCATCGATGCGGTGCGGACGGAGAATGTCCGCGTGGAGTCACTTTGATTTCCACATTCGGAAGTCCGATGGTAAGCGTTTCCCTGCCGTCCGGAATTGTGATTGTTTTGTTTTCAGTCATTGGTGTTTCTCCCATACTACGTTGACAATTTCGCATATACGATTTGTCAGTTGTGCGGCCTCTGCCTCTGTGATCCCCGTGATCATTATGTCATGATTCGGGTGGTCGTCTTTGTATTCCAGCGCGTACACGGGTCCGCCTGTAAGCGTGATGTTAAAGAGGGTTTTCATTTCGAAAATATGCTACGGGTTTTCACCGGCCACATGCTTTCCGCCTGCGCCTCTCTGTTCGTGCATAGCCCTCCGCCATCATCATGTATGCACATTGGACAATCATCGCATTCTATTTCTAGATAGGGGAAACGTCGCCAATCACGTTCGAAGTACGGGCATTCGATTGGATCGAAACACTGGAAAAGAGTTTTTCTTTGTATCATTTCTTTACCTATCTCTTTCATTGATCTTTTCCTGCATCAACACGGCAGATAAAACGTACGGAATGGCGTGCATACTAATAAATCCATCCGGCGCAATGAGCTGCGATGCGATCTGCATTTGTCGCTCCATGCTCATGTCCAGCGATACCAGCTTAGTCAAGCTGATGGTGTCACTCCCTGCAAATAGCGGTTCCACCATCGGAAATTCATCCGCCGTGCAAACCCTTTTTATTTCGTCGATTGTGATCTTCATTTTCCCACCTTTCTGTTTAGCCTCTTGTTGGATTGGTGCGCACGTTCTTCTGCGGTCCACCTCGATACATGGATTTCACGGGTAGGCACAGCAGCGCGCAGGATGCCCGACCTTTCCCCTTCGTCTGTCATGCCAGTCAGTGCCTCGGTTATCCATTCGCGCGCCTCGGTGGGCAGGGCGGGCCGCTCTATGGCCGCTGCTATCCATCCCCATCCACCCGTGGCCGCATCATAGTTACGGCAACCCTCTATCCGATAGATGCAATGATGCAAAGTGACTAAGCATCCATGCGGCTCATGCGGGATAACCATCCACCGCAATGTCCGTTGCAAGTTTGCTTGTTCGCACCTTAGCGAGTCAAGCAGCTGACACGCGGTTAGCCCGTGTGGGGAAGCGGCAACCAGACGCATCAGGATGCGCCCTATCAGAGATTCATCTACCATCAGAAACTACTCCCTATTGAGTAGCAGGGCCGGCTGATGCCGGTCTCTGCGCGTCCTGATACCTTGTAGATCACTTCTTCCTTGACCATCAGCTCCAGGGCGCGTTCAAATACCCGGTCAGCGTTTGCGCCCAACTCAGTCAATACCCGCTTTGACATCAGCCGCCGGCGCAATACCGGCTCCGGGATCATATCCTTGTTGTCCAGCATAGGAGCCGGGCAGCCGTATGCTTTGCGCGTCTTCTTCGGCATCTTTGCCCATCCGAGTATTTCCTTTTTGATGATCGCCTGCACAGCGACATATCCGTTTGAATGTTCACCGGACTGGTACTGTGCAATCATGTTATCGACGCATACGTTGACTGTATCCACTGCCCACCTCGCTTGTTGTTCGTTGATGACAGGCCGTAGGTTGTCTTCCAGCACGGCGCACAATGCAGACAGTTTCAGAGCGTGCAAATGCGCACGATTGCGCAATTCATCATCCACGCTATCGCCGCCGGCATTTATTTGATCCGTGGTCTTGCGCTCATACTCTTCCAATATTTCAGCAGCTCGCGCATCCTGTTCAACGTGGATCACCTTGTCCGTCAATTCGTTCGCGCATGATGTCTCAGCTACCAATCGCACGGCATGATGTAGATCGGCTGGCATGTTCTGCGGTGGCCTTTGATTCAAATACGAACGCGCGCCATCGTACTGGACAATCAGGAATCGCGGGATGAGTCCCTCTGCAATGTGCGCCTCCTGAATCTTTTCAAAGAACGTTTTTGATGCGCTTTCCCCGATGAACGAAAACGCCGGACCGCTGATGACATCTGTGTTCTTATCGTCTTGCGCGTAGGCATACGCGCGCAGGATGGAACCGTGCCCGCTCTTGCTGAACAGATCGAGATAAACCTTTTTCATCATCGCCATATGTCCGATGGTGGCGTCATGCATCTGTGCAAGCATATGCGCAAACTCACCATGGATTGACACAAAACACGGAGTCTTTGCCACCGTCTTCAAGAGCGCTTGTCCGCTCGCGAATTGCGCAGGCCCCATGCGTAGCGTGATACCGGCCACGTCTTTAATCAATTCGGAGATGACAGATTCCACACCACGCGCGACGCCCTCTTTGCCTCTACCAGTTCCGGCTATCAGGATGATATACAGATTCAGGCCGGCAGAGCTGATATTGTACGCGCGTCCAGAAATGCCGGCCATGACACCAAGGGCAGCGACAATGCCAACTTCGTCAAACGGCCGGCGCGCGTTGTCCGAGATATGCCGTGCCAGTTCTCCCATGCGCCCTGGCGGGAATGCGATCTTCTTTTTCGGTTCTTCCTTGTACGCTGCGGTTGCTGTAATTGCTTCGATTGCTGTATGTGTTTTCAGTTCCTCTTGCCTAGGTGCGTTACGGATAGTCCGGCGCAGGTAGTCATCCCGCTTGGCCTTGTCGCGCTTGCCTAATCCGGACGCGCGGAACATGCGCATCACTTGATCCTCGTTCTGCGTGTAGAAAAGCAAATGCGAAATCAATGCTGAGTCCGCCTCCGATTGCGATCCGTATCGCGACCAATCGCCGCCTAGCAATGCCTTCACAGCATGGGCATTGCTGGCCCTGCCGATGCGCTCCATGATGTCATCATCTGATTCGGTGGCCTCTCCTGTGGTTGTCACTACGGCCGGCCGATCCTGCAAGAAGAACCAGTCGAGGAACGGCTGACGGTTTTCGATCTGATGCGCTCGCACAACATCGCCGGTACAGATCATGTATCTGTCAAACGAGTACGCCTCAATCTGTCGCTTCGCATCTTTGTAAGCACGTGGAATTTTCCCGCGGACGATGATGTGATAGCCGGACTTCTGGCAGCTTCTCTCCGTGTAGCTATCCACCAGGTCTATGATCCATTCATGTTCTTCTTTGATTTCCGGATCGCTGATTTCGGTCTTGTCCAGATCGATGATGGTGAAATCGTCGTCATGGGTGAGCACGTATCCACACCACGGAAAATCTTTGACGACTTGGCACGCTTCGAACGATGACCACGTTTTCGGATCTGTGCTGGATGCGTATTGTCCATTTGGTTGGAACGGAGGTTTCGTAATATTTCCATCCCTGATGACAGGACGGGATACCACCCACTGTGGACGTGCGATTAGCGGCTTCAGAAAATCAGAATTCATACGCCTTCACCTCAGCGAACTTGCCAGCAGTTGAAACGAAAATTTTCTTTGGAACTTTGAACGTGTTACACAATCGCACGGCATCATCGGCATTGTCAACTTTGAACGGGGTGCGCTCTGCAATCCATTGGTCCGCCTTGCGACCTGCGAAGCCGGGGTAACCAATGCATATCCATTCGCGGAACACCGCAAACCCGCAATGATACAGGACGTTCAGCGACCGGCGATCCCCTTTGTCGTGTATGCGATATTGCACGCTGTCCACTGTGGCCCACCGTTCCGTTTGCGTTCCGCGGTATTCCGCAGAGTGCTTAGTCAGGTTGACCGCCTGCGGAAACTCATGACCGCACGGGCAGATGCGGACAGACGCATGAAGCAGCAGGTAGCAGTCAGGACACATTTTCATGGGAGGCGGATCGCCGGTCTTGTGTGCCCTTCGAGGCGGGACGATCATATCGATTGGCCCCATGCGCATCGTATTCCTTCCGTAGTCCAGTACCATGCAATCGGTTTTGTCCGGTGCCGGGCGCGTGCCTCTGCCAAGCATCTGCACCCATAGCCCGGGCGATTGCGTTGGTCGAAGTACCGCAATCAGATCGATCTCTGGACAGTCAAAACCAGTGGTAAGAATTCCTGCGTTGACTATCGCGCGCAGTCCGCCTGCTTTGAATCGCTCTATTGTTTCGTCTCGTTCTGCGGTTGGCATCCGACTGTGTACCGCTTCGCAATCGATGCCGCGCGCCTGCAGGTAATTCCGCATGTGTTCTACATTCGCGATGGACGCGCAAAAGATCAACCACCGTTTGCGCTCTTGCCCCTGTAGGCATATCTCATCAGCAGCGCTGGACAATACGCGATCCATGGCCTTGGACAGTTCCTCCGGCTGGTAGTCTCCGCAGCGCGTATGGATGCCATGCAGGTCAACATCATTGCGCGGTGCCTTGGCTACCAATGGCGCAAGGTATCCGGATTTGATCAACTCATCAAAGTGCTTTTTCTTAGTCAGGTCATAAGCAACTTGATCCCATAGTTCACCATCTGTCAGCAGCCCATACCGCAGGCGATATGGCGTCGCAGAAAATCCAACTACCTTCACGGCGGGATTGTTCCGCCGTGCCGATGCGATAATCCGCGAGTACATGGTATCCTCTTCGTCGTTGACTAGGTGACACTCATCAATGACTATCAAATCAGCACGAGGAACTTCCCTGTTGGCGAGCGTTGCGACTCCTGCGAAGGTGACCTGCTTGCATTCATACCGGCGCAGCCCTGCGGACATGATGCCGATCTCTACATCCGGCAACAATCGCTGTAATGCTTTCGCGTTCTGTTCTATCAATTCCTTCCGGTGTGTGATCATGAGCACGTGTTGATCCGGGTATGTCAATGCGTGCTCAATCAATCCGGCGATCACAACTGACTTGCCAGTGCCGGTCGGCATGGCAACGATTGGATTCCCGGTGTATTGCCGGAAGTAGCTCATTACAGCGCGCAGGGCTGCGCCCTGATATGGACGCAATTGGATCATTTACTTCCGTGCCCACGGCGGTGCCGCAACTGTGGACGTTGCGGGCTTATTGTCAAAAGGGAGCCAGCGCTTGACATCGTTGGACGCCTGGTATTGTCCGACAGCAGGGCGCACGACAACAGAGATGACATGATCGATCCCAATGAGCTGATTGGTGTCGTTTACTTTTTCAAAGTCCAGCCCCATCGCGTCGCACATCTTTTTGAGCTGTCCGTTGGCGATCTGCACCGTCTTTTCGTTTGGATTCCACAGGTTCAGGTTCATGTACAGCCGGCGGTTCCGGTACTGCCCTTCTGTGATCACATAGGTGATCTTCAGATATGAGCCGGTGCCGGATTTCGTTTCTTTCTTTTCCACTTCGATGATCTGTGCCTGATACTCCCCTTCCGGCAGTGGCTCAAAGTCGTTTTCTGGCAGGTTTGTTCTGTCAATTTTCAATTCCATTTTCATTCTCCTACTTTTGTGAACACGCTATCAAGTTCTGCGTTGTCTCTTTTATCCGCTGCCACCACGGCGGCGGAAATTTTGCTGAAAATTTTGGACAGGTCCGGTTCTTCGATTTCGTCAAGCACTCCGGAGCGATCTTTCGCGATGGCCTTGCCATCCCCCTGTGTGAGCAGATAGCGGTATGATGTGCCATCCGCGAGCTTGCCGATACTCATGCGGAAAACCTCATCGTACCAGTATGGCAGGCGCGGGCCGAGCTTGGAGCCTGGAAGCAATGGACCATATGCGGTGGTGTCGTCGTCTGCGGCGATGCGCTCCTCTTGCGCGCTGAAATAGACGTGCTTGCCTCGCATGTCTCGGAATGATTTGATGATCTGTGTCATCTCATCGATTAGCTCGCCGTATGCCTTGCGGACATCTTTGTTGTTCTTCTTTGCGTTGGCGAGAACGACTTCGCCCAACTCCGTGATTGAGTCAATACAGATCGTGTCAAACCCTTTCGCCTCTTCGCCAGTGGTCCATAAGTACGCGTCCCGCAGATCGTCCATCGTCGCAATCTCAATCATCGGGATGTCATATCCGCGTAATGACAGCGTGCCGGATTCTGCACTGATAAGGATCGGCCTCGGTGCCGTAGCAATCAGACGCGTCTTGCCGACGCCGGAGCGACCGTACACGAGCACTTTGATTCCGTTCTCTGCTGTGTTTTTTGTTGTTGTGAGTTTCATTTCATTCCTCCTGTGATTCCGTTTTAAATCCTCGTTGAATGATCTGCCAGCCTCTGTGGGATGTCATGTCGATTGCCACAGCATTGCCATTGTCATCTGTGGCAAGCAGAAACCATGTTCCATCGTCTAGTAGATTGATCGTCACGTCTGATATGTAATTCATGATATGCGGTGAAATAGGGATTCCACCAAGGCTGACATCCATTATGCGATCATCCTGCTGAATCTGCCACTTCGTTGTCATCTTTCTTTACTCCATTCTCCGCAGTCTTCGTTCTGGCATACTTCCTCTGTCCATTCTGAGTATCGCTTTATGTAAGTGATAGATCCGCAAGTTTCGCATCTGCCGGTTCGCGCATGGACCGGTCGAAACTGCCAACGACCGTTGACGTAATCTTGAAACGGTCCATATCCGCTTTCAAACAGTTCGCTTTCTTTTTCGTTCATTTCGTCACCTCAACACCTCGCTTGTTTTATCCGGCGTTCTGGTCGCATCGCTGCCATGTCGAAACGGTGTAGTGTTCTCCACCGGCCACATAAATTGCGCCTGTGCTGCGCGGTTGGTGCAGCATGTACTGTAACCTGCACGATATTTACAATATCTGTTGTGAGGATAACTTTTGTTTATTTCAAAGTAGTCACAGGCAGAAGGGCTCTCATGCATGCATTGAAAGTATGTTGTGACCATGATTGCCGTTTGCTTTTTCATTTCATCTCCACCTTTCTATCTTCCGCATTCGTGCGGATATTTTGCGTTCGATCTGCTCTGTCCGTGCGTCACATGCGCCGGTCGCGTAGGCCGTGAGCGCTCCACGCTCATCACCGCAATGGTCAAGGCAGCGACGATACCAGCGCGCACCGCAGAGCAATTGACCGGCCCGCGTGGTCATATCATGCGGACATCCGCGAAGTGCGACGCCGTGCAATTGCAAGATACCGATTTCCTGCCGTGCCTCGCCGATGGCCTCCGTTCGAAACGACGATTCCAAGAAAGCAAGCAGCGTAATCGTCGTCCGGTCCACGCCGTACTCATCCGCAGCGGTCACAATCTCAACGGCAAGGGCTCGTTGTTCGTCAATGTCCGTGGCAAGTGTCCGCGTGGGTGCCGGCTCCATCAGATCTGCGATGATCGTCCTGACGTGTTCCACGTGCGCATCGTCAACAGCCGCGCACATATGCGGGATCGCGAGTAGGATGATTAGGATGGTGAGTAGTGGTTTCATTTCATTCCATTCTTTTCAACCATGACAAGCGCTGTGCGTTGTCGTGTCATGGGTTGCCTTTGCTACGCCGAGCGGTGCTCCGCGCCGCAGTGCCTTTGCTGCGCAAAGCGTTGCACCGCGCCGCAGTGCCTTTGCTGCGCCGGGCTTGGCGCTGCTGTGCCTTTGCACCGCGATGCCCGGCCCGGCCGAGCCATTGCTACTCTCTTTCATAGCTGGCAGAGAACCGGCCCTTTCCGCTGTTGCGCCACTGTCCGAGTCCGCGTTTCGCACCGTATTCCAGCCACTCGACCACGACCTTTTCCAACTTCTTGTCGAGGCATTCGACTTCGAATTCAATCGACGTTCCAGCCGGTGCGCTGTCACTGCACGAAAGGGAAACGCGCTCACCCTGTGCCGTCTGCGCGCGCAATGGCCGCTGACATTCTCCGATCTTTTTCCCATCCGGGATGATGATCGGGATCTCGCGCGGATACACGAAGATCAACCCGTCGATGTTCTTCTTGTATGCCTTCAACTCTTTCGACTTCGTGCCGGCCACGCGCGTCAACATCCCGCAGGCGTCCTTGAAGAAGCCCTTGATCTGATAATCCCACAAGTGAGGCACGCCATCGGCGTTGCGCGGGAAAACGGTTTTACCCTTCGCGGCAACTTCATCAACGCCGACGGATTCAATCTCTTCCTCCCGTGACGGCGCATCCGGTGCGTTCGCCGCAATGAATTCTCGGTACACTTCCGGATTGTTCGGCGCAGTACCAAGCAACTCTTCTTCAAATACAATTCTTACTTTCATTCTTTCCATTGTTCATTTTCCTTTCCTTGTTGTCGTTTATGATCCCCATCAATGCGCCCGGGAATCGGACGTTCAGTATGCGTCAAATGCCGATCATCCTTCGTTGTTTACATGGGCCACGCGCTGCACCCCATGTGCAACGCGCGGTTTGACTCACGGGCGCATGGACAAGGATCATCAAAGCACATCCTTGCAAAACTCACAGATTGCTCGATGGAACGGATCTCTGCTGACCTCGGCACTTTTCGGAATCAAATTGTTAGGATCTGTAACTTCAATCACTCCTTGTCCAGAACACATTCGGCACGTTTCGGAACTTCGTTCTTCATCGATAATCCAACCGCGCCCAGAACATGATTGACAGTATACCAGTTTCTTCATGGCATATACCCTTCGCAATAGTCTTCTATCATCCGGACGGCTTCACTAATCGATCTAGCTACCCTGGCACAATACCCGCTTTCGGCTAGATCTTCAAGCCACATTTTTTGTTCAGGAGAAATTTTTCCTCTCTCCGTTTTCATCTCGATGAACATCCCGCAATACTGACCACAAGGACGCGCGAAGAACAAGTCAGGCACGCCGGACCGCAGGCCTTCGGCTTTCATGTAGATCGCTGCGCCCATACTGCGCCGGCCTGCGTTCGGAATTGCAAACATCGGAGCCCTTCCATCCTTCATAATCATGTCCGGCCATTTCGTGCGTACCAGTGTGTTGACGCGGTTGATCACTTCGCGCTGCATTTCATGTTCAGTCATGCCTTCCACCACCACCTTCGCGGACGCTCCTGCGGGAACACCACAAGGCCCAGTTCTTCCAGCCCGTTGATCTGCGCCTGCGTCAACTTCATGCCGATCACTACCAGCGCGGAGGGAAACGGTGCTGACGGTTTCCCACCACCGAATTTCAACCGGCCAGACAGGAAGCACACGCACGAACATCGCGGAGATTCTGCGAGATCCTGAAACCATGTGGTATCCGTGCGCGCCGGAAGCAACATAACCACGGCACAGGATTCCGCCTCTGCCTTCGTGGTCCATCGTCCGATCCCTCTGCCGTAGGGTGGATTGCAGAAGGTGATGTCAGTCCATGCGCGTTCAAGGCCACTGATCTGCTCACTAAAAAATCTGTCCGCAAGTGAATTGCCATAATTCGCAGCTGCATCAAGCGAGAATTTCCCGAAGATCTCCATCATCCTAACCCGCAACCATTGCGGCGTCGTCCAGTCGCCGCGCTGCGATGAGTAGTGCGCCTTCATGGCGGGGCGCACGGTTTCCGGATCTGGCTCCGGATTTATTGCGTTCCTGGTTTCGTTTTCGTCAGTCATTTTTTCCTATCATTCCATGATGATTTGCACAAGCGCGGCGACCATCGCCGCCAACGACAGCACAAGGCCGACGATGATCGATCTGATGTTGATGCGCCGAGCTGGATAACGCTGCACGTCAGTCGGATTTTGTTCGCGCGACTGGACCGTGATGACAATCGATTCGCCGGGGCGGAGTGTAATCAGGCCACATCCGATCTCGTTTTCGTCGGTCATCTCTGCACCTCCTGTTCCGGCCGTATCAGGTTTTCAGGATCGTCGATTTCGATTTTCCCTTCGCCGCTACATGTCGCGCAACGTTTCAGCTCTCGCGTCTCGCCATGCTGGCAATCGTGGGACCACCACATGACACTCAGATGCCAACCGCGCCCTTCGCATACTGGACATGATACGGTTTTTTTCATACGCCGGTCTCCCACGCACGCATATTACTCTGCGCCTCTGCTGTCGCCATGATCATCTCGCGGATCGTAATCGCATCCTCGTGTCCGATGATGCACTCACCACACGCCCATCCGCCTCGCCACCATGTCAGCCTGCCGTGGTCACGCGATACCGGTGGCCGTCCGCAGTGGTCGCAGGTGCGCCCACGCGCGTGGATCGTGCGGTGTTTGTTCGAGTCGCCTGCGATATTCCGCGCGGCTATGGATTCGAGGCTCATACTCCCACCTCCATGAATTTCCCATTTTCGCATCTGTATTTTTTCCCGGCCTCAATCCCATCCTCTCCGACATAGGCGACTGCGATTCGATACTGATTTCCGTCGTACCATTTAATCATCATAGTCGCCCTTTCGCCGCCGGTCATGGTCGCCCTGTCGCCGCCGGTCATAGTCGCCCTGTCGCCGCCGGTCATGGTCGCCCTTTCGCCGCCGGTCATGGTCGCCCCGTAGCCGCCGGTCATCTGCGCCATGTAGCCGCCGGTCATGGTCGCCCCGTAGCCGCCGGTCATAGTCGCCCTTTCGCCGCCGGTCATGGTCGCCC